GTCAAGCGGTAATGACGGCGCTTTGGGTGTTAATAACTGTGCCATTAACTCTTGCTTGATTAGGTCTTGAACAGTTAACTCTTTGGGTTTACCGCCAGACATTGCTGCGATAAATCCTTCAAGGAAACCGGAAGAAGACACTTCATCTCCCTTGCCAGTTTTGGCTTGATCAGGAGAAGGCGGTGTGACATCCTGGCCAAAAACTTTTTGAAGTTCAGAAAGTTTTTTAACAGGTTGTCCGTAATAACTGCGGCCACTTTCAGTGGGGAATGAAGCCCACTCAGGTGCTAAAGCAGCAGATACACGAGGACTTAGGCCTTCCTTTTCCAAGATAGCAAGGCCGCCAAGAGGCATTAACCGATTGCGGATACCACGAGCAGCTGCAAGATCTTGGTTTTGCGGACCAAAATCAGACAGGTTTAGTGCTTTGGCGTGTGCTTGCCATGTTCCTGGGAGGAACTGATAGGCACCAGCGGCGGCACTACCACGAATGACTTTATCTGGGTGACGTTGCAAATTAGGTGCAAGGCCCCCACCAAACATAACGCGATAAGAATCTGGGCCACCACGCTCGGTTCCTTCTGCAAAACGAATCGTCTTTAACGCCTTTTGCAGGAACGGTTTTTGGAGGTAGCTTTCAAGTAATTCGCGTTCTGTCATGATATTCCTATTCTCCTACCCAATTTGATTCAGCGCGTAGACCAGGAATAAATACAGCTTGTAAAGCAGCAACAAGACTGAGTTTGGTCGTCAAGCGTTTAACAAAATTGGGACAAAGGATCATGGGTTTAAAGCAACAACACTGGCCCCCGTGAATCAAAGATTCGTGTCCAGTTGGTTGGGCTTACATGCGAAGCAATGCCAAAGATGTCACTGTTTGACAAGTTTGAGCAGTTTCTCAAATTGCTCTGGGCTCATCACATCGGGTTGGCCGAAAGCAGATGTGGGCGCAGTACCAAGAGGAGCCGCGCCTAAACCTGAAAGTTCGGAGCCAGGTTTGATGGTGGAATAAGGAGGAGGCGTCTGTGCTCCTGGGGCAAGGTTCTGTTCAATTCCAAAACCTGTTCCGTATCCTGCACCTGTTGGCAAAGAGGGTACTTGTGTTGGGAATCCTTGGGGAGTTGGCACAAGTTGCTCAGGTAAGCTGAAGCCTTGACCAGAACGAGCCATGTTACCAGCAAGTGTTCCTTGGATGGCTTCATATCCGGATTGACCGGGCTTGACCTTAGCCGCAAGCTTTGGATTTGCCTTGGCCCAAATTTGCATGCCAATGTCTTCTGCTGACTGCACTTGCTCTGGAGTTGCGCCAGGACCAGCGGCGATTTTGCGTGCTGCTTCATAACGCTGAAGCTCTGGATCTTGTGCGGTTAACTGAGCTACACGAGATTTCTCTTGTTGATAAGCACGTTCCGCAGGAGAAGAAAATGGAGAAGGCGCCACTGAGTAGCCCGCATTTCCGCCACCGCCTCCGCCACCACCTGAGCGAGCTGCATCTGCCAAGCGTAATTCGGCACGACGATATGATTCGCCTCTGGCACTGGGCGGGATGTTACCAATCCCAGTAAAGCTGGTGCCGTAAGGCTTGCCTTGTATTAGATTCCCTACGCCAGTCATGAGCTGGCCAAGAGGACCAAGAATATTTGGGTTATATCCAGGTTGTTGTTTGCGTGCCTGAATAACACGATCCATCATTCCGCCGGGAATTGCCATAATTACCTCCAGACAGTGTGTAAATAAATACGAGAACCAACAGCAGTGTCGGCGGGTCCAGGTAATGCCTGGATAAATTCAGCACCAGAGCGTTCGTAACGGTAACGAGCCTGGAATGGATCCTTGTAGTTAGGAACATAAAGGATACCAGCTAAACGGTTGGTTTCGTAGAGATAAATCTCGTCCCAAACCTTGAGGGCTTCTTTGGCATTGCTGGAGCGAATCGTACGATCCACGTCACCAGCAATATTTTCAAGCCTGGTGGAAGGCGATGTTGCAACCTCTGTCTTCTTCTCAGCCGTATCACAACGACCAATCTGAATCACGATTTTGTCATAGAAATATGAATCCGGAACGGTATTCATGGCTTCTTCCAGACGAGCGTAGTCACCCGCTGGCACGGAAACCGTGAAGTAGCCCAGATGATACCGGACTCTACTTTTGTCAAAATCGCTGAGCTGCACAGCTTATTTCCGTATGTTTTTAATTATAAATGCAGTGAATTAACCAACATATGGATTGGGAAGCATTGCAAGAAGTTGAGAGAACGTATTGTCTTCCTGTGGTTGCAGTAACTGCTGTACCAATGCCCGTTTCATCTTAGTTCCTTCGCTTTCTTTTGACTGACCTGTAAAGCCAGTACCCATAAGGTAACCCAATAAAAACTCCTTGGGATCACTTCCAGCGCCTGATGGGTCCGCAACTTTTCCACCCGTTAGATCAGATGCTTCACCCAATGTTTTCATGTGGCCATAGCCAAGCTCATATTTTTGGTCTGGCGTGGTCCAGGTGGCTAAGTTGCCATAGCCTCCCGCATTGGGACGTGGTGTAAATTTAACGTCACCCTCTACAAAAATCTCTGTTCCTTCTTTACCTGCATAATCTCTTCCCCTGTGATATTTGCTTGCCCCTGCAATTCCCGTATCTCGTGGACCCCAACCAGAAGTCATTACGAGACCTGCTGCGGGGTTTAACATCAACCCGCCTTTGCCATCGTCAATATATTTGGGAACGCGATTTGGCCCTATTCGTACATTTAAAAATTTGCTGCGATGAATGCCAGGATCTTCATATTCGCCTGTTTCAAGATTTTTGACAATGGCATGTAGATGCGGGCCGGAAGAAATGCCCGTGGAACCAAGTTGTCCTACTCTTGTTATGTTTGCCATATCTACATTTTAAAACAAAAACCCCTGGTTTCCCAGGGGTGATTAAATTGATGCCTAATCAAACTCTGATTAAATCAGCTGCCAGAACTGCGTCCCAATCAACCCTTTTAATTTGCTTTAACTGTTCGAGATTGTTGAACCTTTCACCCGATAAGGACATCTGAAGATCTTTAATCTCTCGGGCTGTTTTCAATCCAATACCCTTAATATGATCAGCGATCATTTGGGCGGTAGCTGAATTGATATTTAAACGGTTGTCCGGGGGGAAAGTGCGCGGTTCCTCTTGCGCTGCTTTATCTTTTACCTGAAGCGTCTTAACAGTTTTTGTTGCCGCTTCATCGGGCGTGAGTTCAGTTTTGTAAGCGGTATAAAGGCGACCGTCCTGATCTTCGACCATGAACCAATCGCCGTTATCCCATTCGCTTACAATCTTTACTCTTGCGCCTGTTTTTTTGTGCTGATAAAGCATTGCCGCAGTCGTTGACATAAGACCAGTACATGACTGGTCTTAGTTTAACTTAATCAGCTAACAGTGCGACCAAGCAGGTAGCCATCGATGTCTTCGTAGCCAGCGGCTTCATCAGGCTGGAGGTAGCACACCTCAACCACGAAGTAACCGGTACGGCCACCAGAGGCATCACCACTGGAAATGTACCAACCACCAGAAGTGGAGGTAGCGGTTTGCGATTCACGAGCCTGCACAGTATAGGTGGTGGCACTCGTGATGCTCTTGTACACGTTCGCAACACCCACGCCAGCAGCACCGGTAGCGGTCAGGAAAGGCTGAGCGCTATAGGCAGCGGTACCAGCGGTGAAGAAGATTTCACCAGGCTGAGAACCAGAGGTGGTGGAGGTCAGGTTGGCTTGTGCCACAGCTTCACCAGCGGTGCCGGTAGAAGTCAGGCCAGGACCGAAGGTGATCACGTTGCCGGTAGCAGCGTAGATACCAGAGGCAACACGACCATCACCCCAACCAGAGGCAACGGAAACAGTGGCGCGATACACATAAGCAGGCGTGGTGCTGTTACCAGAGATCACCATGCCGGTGATGTCGGGGCGAGTGTCGTCCTGGCGGTAAGGCGAAGGAACAATCACGCTGCCGGAAGCAACAGCACTACCGGAAGTAGCGGTAACAGCAACGTAACCGCGCTGTTGGAAATAACGGTAACCAGGAATAGCCAGCACGGAAGTGGGGCCACCCTTGGAACCATTATTAACACCATCATCGTTGGTATCAATGTTCTTGTACCAACCGTTCAGAGGCTCTGCCCAGTTACCTGGGAAGATTTTTTTAGCGGACAAATAGGACATTTATCGTTTCCTGTGTTGGGTTTATTTGTTAGTTATCAGACGGTGCCGTCGTCCTGAACGAAGCTGTAAGCAGTGGTAACGAAGTCCTTGTTCAGGATTTCGAAGCCAGCGTACAGTTGCCAAATCAGAATGATGAAGCGGCTGAAGTCGTCGTTGTTGTTGATCAGCACCTGAGCGTTCGGGCCGCCGATACCAACACCAATCGACTGAGGACCAAAGAAGTAACCTTGGGCCACTTCCTTGGAAGCATAAGCAGAGCCACCGTCGAAAGAAGCGGTAACGTTCTTGGTCGGGAAGTTAGTCGACTCGAAGAACTTAACGCCTTCAAACTGGACGCCAGTAGGCATCACGGGTTCGCCAGCCAGGAAGTAGCCTTGGCCAGCCTGGGGACCCATGTAGAAGCTGGCGTTGTTAGGCATCATGGGGTTGCCCATGTACATGCCTTGGCCAGGGTTACCAGCGTAACGAGCGATCTCACGGAAGTCAGGATCACGAC